GAGCGGCGAGTGAAAACGTTTGATTATTAACATGGCCCCGCGGCACACGAAGAGTGAGTTTGCGTCTTTTTTGTTTCCTGCTTGGATGATGGGCCGCAATCCGGGGATGAAGATTATTCAGGCGACGCACACGACGGAGTTGGCGGTTAATTTTGGTCGTAAGACGAAGAATTTGATTGACAGTGATGAGTACAAGGCGGTGTTTCCGGAGGTTCGTTTAGCGGTGGACAGTAAGGCGTCTGGTCGTTGGGACACGAGTCGTGGTGGGATGTATTATGCTGTTGGGGTTGGTTCGAACTTGGCGGGTCGTGGTGGTGATTTGGTAATTATTGACGATCCCCATTCTGAGCAGACGGCTATGAGTAACAGTGGGTTTGATGATGCTTGGGATTGGTATACTGGGGGTCCCCGACAACGTCTTCAGCCGGGGGGTAGTATAGTTTTGGTTCAGACTCGTTGGTCGGAGAAGGACATGACGGGTCAGTTGTTACGGGCGATGGCGAAGGATCCTTTAGCGGATCAGTGGGAGGTAGTTGAGTTACCTGCTATTTTTGATGATGGGAATCCCTGTTGGCCTGAGTTTTGGAGTATTGAGGATTTAACGGCGGTCAAGGCATCTATTCCGCCGAGTAAGTGGAATGCGCAGTATCAGCAGAATCCTACGGGTGAGGAGAATGCGATTATACCGCGGGAGTGGTGGCGTCGTTGGGAGGGTGAGAACATACCTAATTTGCAGTATGTGATACAGAGTTATGACACGGCGTTTACGAAGCGTGAGCGGTCGGACTACAGTGCGATTACGACGTGGGGAGTATTTTATCCGGAGGAGGCAGGTCCGCCTAATTTGATTTTGTTGGATGCGAAGAAGGGGCGTTATGATTTTCCTGAATTGAAGGCTTTGGCTTTTGAGGAGTATGAGTATTGGGAGCCTGACACGGTTATTATTGAGGCGAAGGCGAGTGGTTTGCCTTTGACGCATGAGATGCGTCAGACGGGGATACCTGTTGTAAATTTCACGCCGAGCAAGGGGAATGACAAGGTGAGTCGTGTTTATGCGGTGAGTCCGTTATTTGAGGCTGGTATGGTTTGGGCCCCTGACAAGAGTTGGGCAGATGAGTTAATTGAGGAGGTTGCGGCGTTTCCGGAGGGGGAGTATGACGATTTGGTTGACAGTATGACGCAGGCTTTGATGCGTTATCGTCAGGGGAATTTTATTCAATTACCAACAGATGATTGGCAAGATGAGGAAAAGTCTGTTATGGTAAGGTCGTATTACTAGGAGAGTTCTATGGCGAGATCACCTATTGGCGGATTAATGGACCGGAATGTTCCGTCTCAATTGGACATGTCTGATTTAGAGGCGGAGTTGGAGTTAGAGATTCCTGATTCGCGAGAGACTCCTTTGATGCTTGACGGCGACGAGGAGATTGAGATTGTCGAAGAGGATGACGGTGGTGTTCTTGTAGACTTTGATCCGTCGGAAGAATTTGATGATACGGATTTTGGTGCCAACTTGGCGGAGGTTATGGATAACCGCGAGTTGGGTGCTATTTCTTCTGAGTTGTTGGGCGAGTTTGATGCGAACAAGGCCAGTCGTCAGGAGTGGGAGGATGCGTATACGGAGGGTTTAGAGCTTCTTGGTTTTAATTACGAGGAGCGAACTCAGCCGTTTCGTGGAGCCTCTGGTGTGACTCATCCGCTTTTGGCGGAAGCTGCGACGCAGTTTCAGGCGCAGGCGTTTAATGAGTTGTTACCGTCGTCGGGGCCCGTTCGGACGGCAATTATGGGCGACGAGACGCGGGCCAAGCAGGAGCAAGCGTCGCGTGTTCGTAAGTTTATGAATTACTATATTACGAATGTTATGGAGGATTACACTCCTGACATGGACCAGATGCTGTTTTATCTGCCTTTGGCGGGTAGTACGTTTAAGAAGGTGTATTATGATGAGGTGATGGGCCGTGCGGTCAGTAAGTTTGTTCCTGCGGAGCATTTGGTTGTTCCGTATGAGACGTCTGATTTGGACACGTGTAGTAACATTGCGCATGTAATACGGATGAATTTGAACGATTTACGCAAGCAACAGTTGGCGGGTGTATATCGTGATATTCCTGTTATACCGCAGCAAGGTGAGGCGGACGAGGTTCAGGGTGAGTTGGACCGTATTACGGGATTTGAGCCCGGAAGTATTGATTATGACTGCACTTTGATTGAGTTTCATGCCAATTTGGACCTTGATGGGTTTGAGGATGAGGACGAGGACGGCGAGCCTACGGGCATAAAAGTACCGTATATTGTGACGATTTCGCAGGATAATGGGCAAGTTTTGTCGATTCGGCGTAATTATCGCGAGGATGATCCGTTAAAGCGCAAGATACAATATTTTGTGCATTACAAGTTTTTACCGGGTTTTGGTTTTTATGGGTTGGGATTGATCCATACGATTGGCGGTTTGTCACGGACCGCCACAGCGGCGCTGCGGCAGTTAATCGACGCTGGTACGTTGTCCAATCTCCCGGCGGGTTTCAAGGCCCGCGGACTACGGATCAGGGACGACGATGATCCGTTGCAGCCGGGTGAGTTCCGCGACGTGGATGCACCCGGTGGGGCTATTCGTGACAGCCTCATGCCGCTACCATTTAAGGGACCGGACCAGACGTTGTTTAATTTGTTGGGTTTTGTGGTTCAGGCGGGTCAGCGGTTTGCGACGATTACTGATTTGAAGGTTGGAGATGGTAATCAGCAAGCTGCGGTTGGTACGACGTTAGCGATGTTGGAGCAAGGTACGCGTGTAATGAGTGCTGTTCACAAGCGGCTTCATTATGCGATGCGTATTGAGTTTAAGTTGCTTGCTCGTGTGATGAGTGAGTTTTTGCCACAGGAGTATCCGTACAGTGTTGCGGGCGGTGATCAGTCGGTGATGGCGTCTGATTTTGATGACCGTGTGGATATTATTCCTGTAAGTAATCCGAATACGTTTAGTCAGGCGCAGCGGATAGCTTTGGCTCAGACTAAGATGCAGTTGGCGACGTCGGCCCCTGAGTTGCATAATATGCACGAGATTTATCGTGATATGTATGAAGCGATTGGTGTGAGCGATGTTGACCGGTTGATGAAGAAGGTTCCTGACGAGGAGCCGCGGCCCACGGACCCTGCCTCTGAGAACATCAATGCTTTGGATATGGTTCAATTGACGGCGTTTCAGGGTCAGAATCATCAGGCTCATATTATGGCGCATTTGGTTTTTGGTAGTAGTCCGATAGTTTCTGGTCTTCCGCCTGTTGCGATGGCGATGCAGAAGCATGTTATGGAGCATGTTAAGTTGCAGGCAGAGGAGCAGGCGATGATGCAGTTGCAGCAAGCTGGTCCGATGCCCGCGGAGCAACAGGAGATGCAGTATCAGGCGTTGGTTGCACAGGGTGTGGCGCAGGGTTTGCAGCAAGTGAAGCAGATGAGTGCGCAGATATCTGGTGCGGGTCAGCCGGATCCGTTGGTAAAGTTGAAAGAGCAAGAGTTGCAGATCAAGGCTCAGTCGGAGCAGGCGGATGCTCAGAACGATCAGGCGCGATTGCAGCTTGAGGCACAGAACCAACAGATGCGTATGGAGCAATTTGAGAAGCGGTTGGCGAGCCAAGAGGCTCAGACGGCGGCTCGCATAGACAGTGCGATGCAGCGTGAACTTTTGAAGCAAAGGGGTCAGTGATGAAAAAACGTAAAAGAAGTTACCGCCAAGGCGGCGCGGTAAAGAAGAAGTAGGCGTTTAAAATGGCACGAACTACGCCCTCATCCGACAAGGTTCGTCTTTCTGGTAGAGAGAATATGCGGAGAAATAAGCTGCGCAAAGAAAACCCTAATTATCCAGACAAGATTTTACGGGATCGGTTCGGTCCTCCGCGCGGCAAACCTGTTCTTAAAGTCCCTGATATGCCTTTATATCAAAGTACGATAGCAGGTTTTCTGAAATCTAACGATGGTAGCCCTGTGAAGAAGAAGAAGTAGGAGTTTTTAAAATGGCAAGTGTAAAGATTGTGACTAATACACCGGGTGCGGCGCAAAAGGCGCAGCCGTATGCGGATATTAAGGATCAGGGCCGTATTCCATACAAGCAGATGGAAGACGTTGCTACGCCTAACACGGCAAAGGCGAAGGTAACTACGGGCAAGAAGCGTGGTATGGGTGCGGCTCTTCGCGGCTCACGGTTCGTGAATTGTTGATTGATGTGTGTACTGGTCGCAATTTTTTGGGGCCATTCGTTTTCTTTTGGACTTTACAAAGTCTGTGCTTACGATTGTGGGTATGACAGACCTAAATACCTGTGGTACGATAAGGCATATACGGTGGGACCCGACTATGTATGCCCGGCGAGGTTTTATGAGGTATGATCGAAATAGGGGTCGCGATAGCTGGCGCACAGGCCGCTTATAGTTTTTTGAAAAAAGGCGTCCAAGTCGGTCGAGATCTGCAGGACATGGGCCAACAGTTGCAACAGTGGGCTAACTGTATGGCTGATATTGATCAGGCGGAGAAGATGGCAGAAAAACCGCCTTGGTACAAGGCTTTAGGGGGCGGAACTCAAGCGCAAGCCATGGAAGTTTTTCTTGCGAGGAAGCAAGCGCAGAAGATGCGAGATGAGTTACGGGAGTTAATATCGCACCCTGCTATTCTTGGTCCGTCTCATTGGCAGGAGTTTTTGCGAATAGAGGCCGAAATTAGGAAACAGAAGCGAGAGCATGACTTTCGTAGGATGGAAATAAAACAAAAGATTATAGAGTGGGTGGCGGGGATATTTGTCTTTATCCTTGGGGTAAGTGGCCTTGTGGTTTTTGTGTGGTTAGCCAATGCTTGAGCCCGTAGGAAATTTACCGTTTGCAATTCAAGTTGAAAAGTCTCGTGAGAGCATTCAGAACCATCAAGCGCAGCAACAAGTGCAAAAGGAACATGCCCTTGCGCACAAGCTTGAAAAAGTGCTTGAGCGGCAAAAACTTGATTTAATGTTGAGTTATGATAAGTTTGGGGCGCGAAACACACAACTGCAACCACCGGGACAGGTTGTGGATATGGAGGTCTGAATGGTACAGGTCACTGCAAAATACATTGATAGTCTAAAAATACTTCCCCGTTTAATGATGTTAGCTGTTACTGTACTGACCTATCAGGCAGTGCACTGGTTTATGTCGCTTCCTGACCCGTCGGTAGCACAATCAGGGCTTGTATCTGTCTGCATGGGTGCATTGACAGGATGCTTCGGCATCTGGATGGGCAAAGAAAGCAAGACCACGGTTACTGAAAACGCGGTCATACGCGAAGAAAAGTATGACAACCGTTGAGGATTTTATGGTGTTCCTCATGGTGAGGGCGCTTGAGTTTCTTCTTAATACTAAAATGAGCTTATACGGGACGATTATGGTATGATTACACTTTTAGGAAGCCTGCTAGGGTTTGGTACGTCGTTTCTGCCGGAGGTTTTGAATTACTTCAAAGCAGGGCAAGAGCATAAGCACAATCTTGAGCGAATGCAGCTTGAGATGGACATGATGACGAAGCGCAACGAACTGCAGCTTAACATTATGGACAAGCAAGCGGAGATAAAAGAGACGGAAGGTTTATATAAACATGACAGTATCGACGCTGGTTGGTTTATTAACGGACTTAGAGGTTCTGTCCGGCCTGTCATCACTTACGTTTTTTTTGGCCTTTTCGTTGCCATTAAAGTGACGGCGTTGATTGCTTTAATGGATGCGGGTAATGACTTAGGTCGCTCTCTTTCTTTGATTTGGGACGATGCTACGTCTGGCCTATTTGCGGCAATAATCAGCTTCTGGTTTGGTGGTAGGGCCGTGGGCAAATATATGAAAGCGAAGCCATAATGGAGATGTGGCAATGGGTGCTGCTTTTTACGGCAGTGAGCGTCAATACCGCGGTTAATTGCTGGCGGTTGTATTTGGAGAAGAAGCGATGGACGACATTCCAGTAATGTACGCAACTAAAGAGCACAGCCGCGGGGTTGATCTTTTCAGGTTTGATTGCCCCATGTGTGGCAAAAGACACACACATGGTTATGGGGAAGGGCACCGTATTGCTCATTGCACTAATCCCGATAATTTTCCTGATGGATATATTTTAAAGGAAAAATCAAATGAGTTTTAAATTAAGCAGGCGCAGCCTTGATAAACTTGAGGGAGTTGACGAGAGGTTGCAAGCGGTAGCCAAGCAGGCGATTACGTTGACAAAAACAGACTT